GCCACCGAACGCCCAACTCCAGTTAAAAATATCCTTGACATCCATTCATCTTTATCTGCTACCTTTATTACAGGTTCGCAAAACACCTACACCTCAAAAGCGAGGTCAGTCCGATACTGACAATTCGTGAAGCGCTACATCCAGTAGCGACAAAGAATTCGCTCCGAACTATGGAGGATTATGCGATTCTATGAAAAAGTTATTTCCAAACCGATTCCAGTAGCGATTCTCGTACTTGGTTTCATAATTCTAAATCCTTTCCACATTCCGCCTGACCCAGTTGCTCAAGCGGTTGAAGTAGTGGAAGCGCCAAAACCAATTTTGGTAGAGCGCACACCTGAAGCATCCAAGGTCTATGCCAAAACTCAATTGTCCCAATTCGGTTGGAACACTCCTACTCAATGGGAATGTCTGCTATCGCTGTGGACCAAAGAGAGCAATTGGCGTCCCGATGCTTACAACAAAACACCCGTCCGTCAGAATGGCGAAAAACTCCACGCTGGAGGGATTCCTCAGATTCTCGGACTTGACCCTGACACCACAGTTGAACGACAAATCGAACGAGGGCTTGTTTATCTCGAATCTCGTTATGGCTCACCCTGCTCGGCGTGGCGCTTTTGGAGTTCAAACTTTTGGTATTAACCTCACGGTATGAGTGAGGAAAATAAAAGACCTTCATTGATTGACGATGCGCTCGCCGAAATCGGGCGCATCGCCTTTCTTGACCCTGCAATCTGTACTGGATGGGTTCTAGTATCAGAATGGATGGGCGAGGGCGAAAAAGAATATTGGACACTCACACTTGCCGATGATGATAACCCTGATTGGCGACATAAGGGATTAGTTCATCACGCTTTAGCAACTTGGGAGGCGAATGATGACATCGGATTCAAAGATGACCCAAAAGATTGAGCAAGAACGGTTAGCCCTTCTCAAAGAATTGCTTGAAGAGCGCTTTGGAGTTACGACACGCAAGGGTGCCGAATCCGCCGAATCTAATAAGTAGTCTGTCACAATTACAATATGGGTTTAAGTTCTTTTGTTGATGAGGCTCCGTGCCGTCACTCTGACCCGTGGCTTTTTGACCAATATCAAATTGATTTAGCAATGCCCGCTTTACAAATTTGTAAGGGCTGCCCTTTTTGGCAAAACTGTAACGATTTAGTTGAGCCTAAGAGTAATTTTTATGATGGAGTTTGCGCTGGCAAGGTATGGCGTAATGGTCGAGTTTTGGCTAAGTTAGATTCTGCTTTCCCAAACCGTTTGATAGTTGGAGAGGAATTTGATGAAGATGCCGTGGCAGTTCGAGGGAGCGAGTTGCTCGGGGGTGGAGACGGATTATTACTTTCCCGAGCAGAACAAAGTCAGTCAGGAGAATCTGTTAGCAAAAAAGATTTGTAGCACTTGTGTATGGAAAACAGAATGTCTGACCTATGCGCTACATTACAAAGTGCTTGGTATTTGGGGCGGAACAACCTTAAAACAAAGAGATGCACTAAGAAAAAAACTAAACATAATAGGAAAACCAATGACAAACGAGAGGCATAAAAAATGAGCGCACCAATCACAATCACAGGAAATCTAGTTGCTGACCCTGAATTAAAATTCACACAAAACGCAAAAGCGTTAGCCACATTTACAGTAGTTTCATCAAAGTCATCCAAGAACGCGGATGGAACTTGGGAAAATACGGACACAACTTTTTGGGATATTAAAGCGTGGGGCAAGACCGCTGAGAATGTTGCAGATGCTCTTCGTAAAGGTGTTTCTGTTGTTGTATCAGGAACAGCCGTTCAAGAATCCTGGGAAGATAAAAACACAGGGCAAAAGCGTTCAAAGATTACGGTTACAGCGTGGAGCGTTGGGGCAGACCTTAAGCGCCATACCTATCACGTCCCCGTAGTTGAGCGCACGGACGCCTCATTTAATCCACCAAGCCCAGTATCAGAGTTTGACCCTTGGAGTAAGCCTCTTTCAGATGTGGCACCTTTCTAACCCGTGTTGTATGATAGGGGTTGAAAATACTCTGAAGGGGGTAGGAAATGGCGTGGACTGATTATTTCGTATCCAGCATTGCTGGGTCAAAGGTAGTTGTATCTGCACTAGGTAAGCCGTATGTTTCTCATCAGATTGCTCTGCGTGAGTATGTCGAGATTGAGATGACTGAGGAGAGTTATGAACTTCCATTCAAAATCGTTTTCCGTTCATTCGACGCATTAGGCGGAGAGTTGGAAAGCAGAATTTACGGCTTTGCTGGAACAAAAGATATGGCTCGCAAACTTGCCGTTGAAGTTGCTAACTTGCGTTTGAATTCTCGCGAGTTCGTCTTTGATGGAGAATAAAGGCTAAATTCGTATACCGCTATAATCGTGAGGTGTATAACGACTTCGTACCCGACGATGGCGTTATCTCCGTTCTCAGCAGTTTTGCTATTCAGACCCACGAATTATTCTTGGAGTTAAAAAATGCAGGATTTGATGAAGAGCAAGCAATTAAAATTGTTGTCGGATTAGCGCACAAAGAGTAGGCGAGAGGCACAAATGGCAGAAAGACCTGACCTACAGGAGTTTGGCTCAACTGGTTTACGCCGTTCAGGCGGAACAGTTTATGAAGAATTTCTCGTCAATCTTAGAGGCATACGCGGTGCAAAGACATACCGCGAAATGGCAGATAACGACCCAACAATCGGGTCAATGCTGTTTGCAGTTGAAAAAGTTATTACTCGTCTTGAATGGCGCGTAGACCCATATAGCGATGATTCATCAGACGGCGATGTAAAGCCTGAAGATAAAGAAGCAGCAGCATTTATTGAATCGTGTATTCACGATATGTCCGATTCCTGGGATGCAACACTTTCACAAATTCTTTCAATGTTAGTTTTTGGATTCTCGTATCACGAAATTGTTTACAAAGTCCGCAAGGGCGATGGCAACGACCCAAAGAAACGCTCAAAGCACAACGACGGAAAAATCGGTTGGCGCAAGATGCCTATTCGCGCCCAGGAAACTTTATTCCGTTGGGAGATTGATGCAGACGGCGGAATTCAAGCGATGGTGCAAGTAGACCCATCAACGGGTGGAATACATACAATTCCAATTGATAAGGCTTTGCTTTTCCGTACAGTAACAACAAAGAATAACCCTGAAGGTCGCTCCATTCTTCGTAATGCTTACCGTCCTTGGTTTTTCAAGCGCCGTATTGAAGAAATTGAAGCAATCGGTATTGAGCGCGACTTAGCAGGTTTGCCAGTTGCCTACCTACCACCTGAATATCTTTCTTCATCAGCAACAGTCGAGCAGCAGCAAGTATTAGCCTCGATTCAAAGCATTGTTACATCTATCAAGCGCAATGAACAAGAAGGCATTGTTATGCCAGCGATGTATGACGATGCTGGACACAAGATGTTTGACTTACAGTTGCTCTCATCAGGCGGTTCTCGTCAATTCGATACAGACAAGATTATCAATCGCTATGACCAACGTATGTCAATGTCAATCCTGTCAGACTTTATCCTTCTAGGCTCAGACAGAGTTGGCTCTTACGCTCTTGGCGCATCAAAGATGGATTTATGGTCAATGGCAGTTGATTCAATTGCTAAAAACATTGCTGAAGTAATGAATCAATACGCTATTCCTCGCTTGATGAAGTTAAACGGAATGGATATATCTCTCGCTCCTTACCTAACTTACGGTGAAGTAAGCCACGTTGATTTAACTGAGATTTCAGACTTCGTAACTAAGTTGGCTCAAGCGGGCGTTCTTATGCCTGACCCTAAGTTGGAAGATTATCTTCGTGAGTTGGCAGGTTTACCTCCAGCAGAACACGATGGAGCAAACTTCGGTATGCCTCCTATGCCTGAAGGGGCAGATGACGCTGGATTCGATGCACCTCCATCATTGGAAGAAGAGTTAGAGATTCCTGAAGGAGCAGAACCGCTAGACGGCGATGTGGATTAACAATGCCTCTAATCTTTGGCAGAGACGGAAACCGTCGTAATCCATTAACAGCGGAAGAACAGGCGTTAGCCCGCGTTCTCTACGAAGCGATTCGTAAATCAACCAACACAATCAAGGTTGAAGAGTTGGCTCGTATCATTCAACGCCTGGACCCTGATTCTTTAAATCGACTTCTTAATGCAATTACTGTTGCAGGAAATAGAAAGCAGATTGAAGATGCCTTGATGACATCTATCGAAATAGGCGGTAAAGAGGCAATACAACAGATTCAATCTATTGCACCTAAATTATTCTTACCTGCATTTCTGCCTAAGCCTGTAAAGATTACAAACAAGGCGCCTATGGCTAATATGGATTTTACAAAGATTCCTGATTGGGCAAGCCCAACGCCACCTCCAGTTACATTCTCAATGTCGTTTAATAAAACAAATCCTAATTCTTTAGCCTTTGCATCTAAAAGAGCAGGGCAGTTAATTGTTAGCATTGATGAATTAACACGCATTGCAATTCGTAAGATTATTATTGATTCATTTAATGAACAAATAGATTATCGCGCTACAGCCCGCCGTATTAAAAACATTATTGGTTTACACCCAAAGTGGGCGGAAGCAGTAACAAAGTTTGAAAAGCGTGAGTTGGAGCGTTTGATTAAAGGCGGGATGAAAGAGGCAAAAGCCCGCGAAGCATCTGCCACCTCCGCATCTAAATACGCAGATAGATTGCGTTCTGCCCGAGCAACAATGATTGCCCGCACCGAGATTCAGATTGCACAAAATGAAGGTCGCTATGAAGGCTGGAAGCAAGCCGATGAAGCGGGTTTCATAGACCCTAGCGCTCAAAAGATGTGGGTAACAGCCCAAGATGAGCGCACTTGCGAGATATGCGCTCCGCTTGATGGTGAGTTGGCACCTTGGAATGGTGTGTTCTCTATCGGGCTTGAGGCGCCTATTGTTCACCCTCATTGCCGTTGCACAATGGTGATAGTTCCACCTGATAGGGGAACACAATGAGTCTAGTGATTAAATTTGAGCCAGGGCTTCGTCCAGTTATCAAGCATCAAGAACACGACCAAAAGACACACGGAAACTGGGCTACAGGCGTTACCTCTGAGTTATCGGGATGGAGTCCAAAAGATAAAGTTCCTGACGCTCCACGCAACGCAACTGGAACCACCGATAAATTTTGGGAAAACTGGGAACACGGTGTCGATGGCGACCAGTTTGTAGATTTATACCGTCAGTACGCGGGCGAGATGCTTGGCTTGCCAGTTCCTAAAAGTGATAAAGATGTTGGTGGCTCTGAGAATTATTTAACTCAACGCGGTTTTGGTGCATCCTCAACGGGCGCAGTAAGAAATCAAACCGAGGCAGTTCTAACAGCAATTGCCAATGGTCGTCCGCAACCAACTTTGTATAGAGGTATGGCAGCGGGTGATGCAGAATCAAAAGCGTTGCTTGAGCAGTTCACTAATCTCAAAGAGGGTGACACAATTGATATGCCGTTGGTTTCAACCACTCGGTCTTTGGGTGTGGCTCAATGGTATGCAGCAGACAGGTCTTACACACCAAGCGACACAAAAGTAATTCTAAAAATTCAAGAAGGCGCAAAAGGTGTCTCAGTCAAGCCTGAGAAAAGTTTTTACCCGTCAGATTTTGAAACTATTACTAGCGGTAAATTTCAAGTAGTAGGAATTACAACAGTAACTACTCCTTACTGGGCTAGAGGTGCCGTCTCAGCAAGAACTTTCAAATTAAATAGACCTGGCGAAGATTTAGTAACTGGGTATAGATTCCAGGACCCAAGGGACCGTAGTTGGGACAGTATGGATAGTAATGACCCAGCAGCAAAAGTCCGCTATGAAATTATTAGAGATGGAGCCATTACTGGAAACTTTTCTAAAATTGAGACTTCTACGGTAAAGTATACAAATGACCGTCAGACAAGACCAATTAAAGATGGTCAAGACATCACAGTTAATTCTTGGACTCGCAAAGAGCCTACAACATTTACGGTCATTGAAGTGAAAATGATTGAGCCTCATACGCTTAAAAAAGGCGTTGAACTAGGTATGATTTTTCATACTTTATTTAACACTATTCCTTTTATCCGTGATGAAGAAGATGTAATAAAGCACCAAGAACACGACCAAAAGACGCACGGCTCTTGGGCTAATAGTTCAGCGCGCTCCGCAAAAGAAATTGAAGTTCAGCAACGAATTACACAAATTGAACATAAGTCTTATCCTACCGATGACGATGGAATGACATCTAATAGAGTGACAGCCATTTATGAAACTAAAGATGGCACAAAAATAAAACTACTTCACGACAACGAAAAAACAGCAGACGGAAATATCTCGATGACTACAAAAGGTTATCTTTTTGTTGATGGAGGAGTGAAACAAATTGCTGACCTTGAATCTAGTCGCCCTAATAATTTTGTACCTGAAGCGGGAGCGATAATAGATAGAATTCAAGTAGAACCTGAATACAAACGCCAAGGCATTGCTACTGCAATGTTAAATTTTGCTCGTTCTTATTCTCAAGACGGTATCAAAATTGACCATTCTTTTTCTTTGACAGATGATGCAAAAGGCTGGAGTGGTGTTGTAAAGCACGAAGGCGGAGGACACGACCAGTCCACTCACGGTAACTGGGCTACAGGTCAAAAAGGTGGAAGCGGATTAAGCCATCGCGAGATGTTTGAATTGAAAAAACAACCTGACCCTCTTGTAAGCAAAGTTTATGCTGCTGAAGAAAAAAATCATAATCAAATTCAAGATAAAAATGCAGATATGCCTTCTGCCCCTAATCGCACACAATTTACTAATTACGCTGATTACGACAAAGCCTACAAACAGTATTCAAAAGATTTTACTGCTTGGTCTAAAAAAGTTACAACCTCGCTAATTTCGCCTTTAGGACAAAAGCATTTAGATGGAACGCCTCGAGGTCTTAATGGTTATGTAAGAGATGTAATAAGACAAGATTGGTTTGTTGAGGCATTTGGAAAAGGTGGGGTTGCTGGAAATAATCTTGAGGTTAAAGTCTCATCTGCTAATGAGGCTGGGGCGTATCAAATTGGATTTAAGGGCGACCTACCCGTAAGTATTTTGAGAGTAAGCAGAGGTTATTCAAAAGCGGAACCTACTATTGTTCACGAAATTGCTCATTATGCTACAACGATTAGTGCTACTTCACCTCACGGCGGACACGGAGTAGAGTTCGCTCGAAATCATATATTCATAACAAGTAAATTATTTGGAGCAAGTTTCGCAGACGGACTTGAGACCGCTTACAGAGAGGCAGGTGTACCTCTTGGAGACTAAAGATTACGGCTGGGAAATTATTGACCCAATTCATCCTGATTTAATTCCTAAACCTCAAGAAGAAGAAGTTCGAAAGCACGGTGAACACGACCAAAAAACCCACGGTAACTGGGCTTCAGGCAATTATGAAAATCTTGCTGCTTGGTTCAAAGATGAAATAAAAGTTTTTGCGTCTGATACAGATAAAGAAGTTTATTTTATGGAGAAACTATTTAGCCAACGATTAAAGGGTTTCACCGAGGCTGCTCATCCTGAGTTTTCAGGAGCGATAAGCAATTATGAAAGTCGCCTTGGCTACGATATGAATGAGGCTCTGCGCGACCCTCAGATAAGTGAAGATGGCTATAAATCTACAATTGATTTACTTGATAAGGCGATGGATGTTGCTCCACCGCTATCCGAGGAGTTAGTTACCTATCGGGGAGTCAAAGGCAACGGATTAAAGTTTTTTGAAACTCTCAAAGTTGGAGATACTTGGGAAGATAAGGGCTACACCTCCACGACAATTGATGCTGGAGTTGCTCAACAATTTGGCGGTTCTCAACCTTATTACGACGGTTTAGTTTTCCGTATGAAGTTACCCGCTGGTACAAAAGGAATCTTTCCTGCGGGCTATCACGAACCTATGTATGGATGGACACCTTCTACGACTGAGGCTGAGTTCCTTATGCCTCGAGGAAGTAAGTTTAAAGTCGTTGCTCAACGTGGCAAGGTTTGGGATATAGAATTGGTAAAACAATGAACCTAGAAAAATTTCAATACTCATCCTCTAAAGGGCTTTCTCTCGTCCTTGAAAAGCACGGCTCGCACGACCAAAAGACTCACGGTAATTGGGCAAACCTCACAGTTGATGGGCAAACCGTTGAAGGTAGAACTATCACGGGATTGATAGACAAGTTGAGTGAGAAAAAAACTCCTGGATTCAGCATTGACATCCGCACCAAACAATCTGCTAAAGATGGCTTTATCGCCTCTGATGTAGGAGCCGAGAGAGTGCTTGATTTCGCGCCTCTGAAGGCTTCTAGGGCTGCTTTGAGGACTGCTTTGAGGGATTACATCAACGACCACGCTGAGTTGCTTGATAACAAGGGCAGTTTCTTCGGCGCTTGGGTTGAGGAAGGAAAACTTTACTTAGATGTCTCGAGAAGATACAGTTCTCGGTCAGAGGGTGTACGAGCAGGATTTAAAAACGAACAAAAAGCAATCTACGATGTCATCAATGACTCGTATATTTATATGAAGGATGAGGTCGATGAGCGAACAAACAAAGCCCGTCTTGGTGGAAACTCCGAAGCCAGTCAAGGAAATGACCGAGAAGGAGAAGGACGCCTTCGTGGACGAAATCTTGCAAGCGATAGAGGGCAATCTCTAAATCCCCATATCTGCCTTGGCAGGTACCAGGTCCAAAAACACCGACAAGGTGAACACGACCAAGCAACTCACGGTAATTGGGCAGGGGATAGATACCCAACCGATTCAGTCAAGGGCGCCCGAGATGGCGCAAAAGAATACGCTTTCAAAAAAGGTTTAAATCCTGACGAAACAATTGATTACACCAAAGTTGTAGCCAATCGCGAACGAGCAGCGCGTATCGCTGATGTCTATGAGAATCTTCCGAAGATGGATAGAGATGCAGTCGATGAGTACGAAGCGCTGGCATCTGAAGTAGAAGAGCAGTTTGATTTTATGACCAAGACTCTAGGAGTCAAGGTTGAGTTCGTTGCAGAGGACCCATATAAGACATCAAAGGAAATGTTTGATGATGTCAGCCGTGGGGTGTTAAAGGTTTTGCAAACAGAGACAACAGGCGCACACCCGCTTTTCTCAGATACACAAAACAATAAATTCCGAGCAGTTCACGATTACTTTGGACACGCTGCTACTGGTCGAGGATTTGGTCAAGATGGCGAAGAGGCTGCTTGGGTTCACCACTCTCAGATGTTTACAGAAAAGGCTCGCGCTGCGCTAACAACAGAAACACGCGGACAGAATTCATTCTTTAATAACAGAGGCAAGCAGTTCGCTGACCAAAAGGTTGCCTTGCTCCCTGAAGAGTTTTGGTCCGTTCCAGCGGTATTTCAAAAGATTAAAGTTATTCGTTTTGCTGCTGGATTAAAGCCAGTCTTAAAGCACGAACAACACGACCAATCTAGTCACGGTAATTGGGCGCGTGGTGTCTCCGCGGAAGATGAAGCACTAATTAACACAATGGATGGCGTTGGTCCTTCATTAGAAGATTTAGAAAACGCTCTGACCCCTGCGGAACAGGCTGATATGTCAGATTTAACACTTATGGTTAATAATGACTCAGGAATGTATGCCCAAGCAACTGATGGTATTGATGAAAGAGTTGAAGAGGCTTTCCAGGAAGCAAAATATGAGTATGAGGACCAAGGGGCTACCGACAAAGCAAATGAAGAATTAAGAAACCGCCTTTACGAAAAAATTCAAGACGAAATGGTTCAGGAATTTATCGAAAGCGATGATGGAACCTTGGCGCAATTGTGGCAAGAACAAAATGGTGGCGAAGAATTTAATCCTGAAGATTTGCACGGTCCGTTCGATGAAGTTTTTGGAATGACCTATGAAGTAAAAAATGCTCAGGGTGAAGTTGCCACAACCCTTAGTTCATCGACAACAAACATTTATCTTGATGGCGAGAGATTAGTCGTACAAGGCGAAGTTACGGATGATGCTGGTTTCCCTGCTGGTGAGTTCCAACGCAGTTTCTATAGAAGCCAAGATAAGGATGGCAATGAAATTTGGGCTGTTGAACACGACCTATTCAAAATGGACGATGATTACGCTGGAGTTGGATTTGGTTCAAAGTTTATAGCCCAACAAGAGGCTTGGTATGTGGCTGTGGGAATTGGAAGAATTGATGTGGGTACAGCCTGGGATGGCGCTCGCCATTGGGCTAAATCAGGTTTTGATTTTGATGAAAGATATATGAGTCAAAATGTGCGAGAGTTGATAAAAGGCAGAATGTACAATTCCGCTGATTTTGCAGAGGGTTCAGCAAACCGAGTTGAGTTTGATTCTTTAGTTTCAAAAATGGTTACAGAATATGACCCAACATCAACCACCTTCCGCGGTTCAACAAAAACAATTAACTCGGATGATTTCCCTATTCCAAATGATTTCTTGATGATTGGGTATGGCGATAGATTTGAGACAGGCACTAATCAAATTACTGGCAAGCCCGTGTATTCTTGGGCTGGGGCAAGATTGCTAGATAGCCTCAATATGAAGTATCAAAAGGGATTGAGCCAAGAAGGTCGCACAATCCAACAGGGTCCAATTGACCGTGATGGTGATGGCTTGGTCTACGACGGCACCCCTCGCGAAAAGCCCGCTCCTGCGGTAAACTAACCCTATGAGCAGACAAGATAGATTAGACGCGTTATCAAAACTTCACGCCTCGATGCCTGTTGAGATGGAAGGCTTGCCTGACGATAACGAGATTGCTTTCTTGGACAAGGTAGTGGAACAAAAACTAACCTCAGTTCAAGAAACTAAATAACAGTTGTAAACCTATCCGCTATCATTGCGGTATGGCGGATATAGCCCCAAAGTTAATTTCTTTAAGCGCTGAGAGACTACTCGCGCTGCATCAGCGTATCCATAAGTCTGAAGCCTCACCAGCGACAATCGAAGTTCACCACACAATCCTCAATGAGTTGGCTCGTCGCAAGATGGAGGCTCCAAAGGATGATTGGGATGCCTATGAAATCCTCGTTGATTCAATCAATGACGTAGACCTGACATCGCTTGGCTCTTCGTTACCAGCCGATATGGTCGCAGAGGTTATTAAATCCAGCGGTAGCAATGTGGGCAATGTACAGACTTTCCTAACTTCTCAAGGTTATGAAATGCGTATCGAGCCAATTGAGATTCCTCTTGACCCATTTGAGAAAATGATTCGTGAAGAGGATGGCGAGTTCACGGTTTATGATTCGACGGGACGACGCAAGTTTGGAACCTATCCATCAAAGGAAAAGGCTCAAGAACGCCTTGACCAAATTCACCGTTTTTCAAAGGCAGATAACACTCCACCAAAAACAGTTCGAGATGCTGCTCGCCGTGCGCTTGATTGGATTAGCGAGGGTAAGGCTGGAGGCGGTTTCACTTCAGTTGGTCGTCATCGTGCATCACAGTTAGCATCAGGTGAATCAATCTCACTAGATACTTTAAAGCGTATGAAATCTTTCTTTTCTCGTCACGAAGTTGATAAGAACGCAGTTGGATTTAGCCAAGGAGAAAAGGGTTATCCGTCAGCGGGTCGAGTCGCTTGGGACGCTTGGGGCGGAGATGCAGGATTCGCGTGGGCTGAGTCAATGGTTGCTCGCGCCGAGAAAGAAGAAGTTGCAAAACATAATCCAGGAAAGCACGACCAAAAAACTCACGGCAGTTGGGCTGATGGAATCGCTGAGGAAATCTTGGCTGGAGGACACCCTGAAGTTGAGCCTGAAAACTTATCCGCATTTTTAATGAAGGCATCTAAGAGAACCGACCACCCTGACTTAACAGAGTTAAGTATCAAGGGAACATTGCTCTATGGCGATGAGGGTATGGGAATTGCTCGCAAAGATATGCCTCAAATTCCTGGTAAAGAACGCGCTCGCTTTTTGGCAGAGATTGAAGCCGAACAAGGCGTTACCGCCGAAAAAGAAAAAATTGACCCAACAACCCTAAAGCCAGTTCAGAAAGAAATTTCCGCTTCTCGTTCAGGTGCCATTTACAATAAATTTCAAGAAGATGGCAAGATTCCAAAAGATGAAAGAATTCTCATTTCTAAAGATGGTTATGTTATTGATGGACACCATACTTGGGGCGCTGCTGTTGCTTTTTCTTTTGATAATCCTGGAACTGAGTTGCCTGTTTATCGTCTGTCAATAAATGCAAAAGAAGCATTAGATATTTCGTTAAAGTGGGCTGCGGATAATGGTTTTGAAGGTCAAGCAATTGACGCACCTGCTAAAAAATCATTTATTTGGGAACCTCTTGAAAAGCACGGCTCGCACGACCAAAAGACGCACGGTGCGTGGGCTAACAATATGGTTGCAGATAAAGAACCTGAGCAGGGGCAATCAAAAGAAGCAATTGCACTTGCTCGCGCAGTTCGTGAGAAAGCAGTTGCAGCAGAACCAGTAATTACAAAATTAGTTGAAGGCATTGCACAACAGTCAGGCGCAAAACTTGAAGGTCTTTCACAAAGAGTTAAATCTACAGATTCTCTTGCTCGAAAGATTGACTTAGACGCCGAGCAGGGATACCAAGGTGATAGAAAGAAAGCATCAGAAGAAATCTCTGACGCCAACCGTTACACACTTTCAGTTAAAGATGCCGATTACGCAGGTACATTGCAATCTGCCGTTACAGCATTTGAAGCAACTGGATGGAAAGTTAGAGTTAAGAATTTTTGGCAATCAGGCGACCCTTATGATGGTGTAAACATAAAGGCAGAGCGCGATGGTATTAAAGTTGAACTACAGATTCATACTCCGAAGTCATTCCAAGTTAAGGAAAAGGCTCTTCACGATATTTATGAGATTTACAGAAAATCCACAGATGATGGCGAGCGCCGTAGTTCTTGGGACAGAATGGTAAAGATAGCGACCCGAGTTCCTCGCCCATCTAACTATGCAACTATTCTTGGCGTCGGTACTTTGATTATGCAACAGTTCGAGACGGCTCAACAGGCTGGCTTGATAAAATCAACTGGGGTTGGTAAACTATCCCCTGAGAGGAGGGCATAACAAATTGCGATATTTTGTAAACTTTTACCGTAATGAGCCACATACTCTGTGGCGCTTCAATGTCGAATCTAACCGAATCCTTGAAGAGCGCTGGGATGCGCCTAACTGGACCCCGAGTACCTATATTGCACAGTATTTAGTAGATGGCGAAGCCAACCTCGAAGAGATTACTTTCGAGTTGGCTCAAAAGGCTTTCCCAATTGCCTTCAATGATGTTGCTAAATCAATCGGCTCTTATGAAGTATCTAAGGCTGAAGGCGAAAAGAAATACACACTTGGCGCTATGTATATTCCTGACCGTCTCGATGCACACAATGAGTGGACAGATGCCGAGGAGTTGCAAAGAGCAGTTTGGGATTATGTCCGAAGCAATGACCGTCGTATTCGATTACAACATAATCGCGACATTGTTGCAGGTGAGTGGGTTGAAGTTATGGCATTTCCATACGAACTAACAGTTCCAATTACAACCCCAAGCGGAATTATGGTCAATCATACTTATCCAGCAAACACAGTATTTCTTGGTGTTATTTGGGAGGATTGGGCGTGGGAAAAGATTCAACGTGGGGAAATCCTTGGCTATTCAATTGGTGGACGAGCAGAGCGCCTATATGTAGATATGGAAAAAAACGACCCGACTGCTACAGATGTTCACGTTGATACAATTATGAATCCTAAGAAAAAAAAGCCAAAGGAAACTAAATGAAAGACAAAAAGATTCTCAAAGAACTCCGCAATGGTCCTATGAAAAATATGAAAGACGACGAGTACGCAATGATTGAGGAACAGGTCAATCAAAAGGGAATCGCAGGTCTTAAGGGTTACGCTAAATCAATGATTGAAAAGGCTATGCGAGATATGGCTTATGCAATGAAAAAGGCTTCAGGATTAACGGTTGGCGATATGGTTTCTTGGCAAGCATCAGGTGGAACAGCACAAGGCAAGATTGAACATATTATGCGCGATGGAGTTCTTGGAATTCCAAAATCATCATTTAGCATTAAGGCTGAAAAAGATGACCCAGCAGTTCTTATTCGTATCTATAAAGATGGCGAAGAAACAGAAACTCTTGTAGGGCATAAGGCTTCAGCACTAAAAAAAGCCTGAGCCTAGACAAGCATCTAGGCGCCACGCACGACCAAAAGACGCACGGTGGAAAATACAACATTGATGATTCCGAAGGTGAAGATAATTCTGAACCAAAAAACTATAAGGGCAAGAAACCTAAGATTAGTTATGACGAGAATGACACCGAAGGCGAATTTGATGGTAATGCCGATGACCCTCGGTGGATGGATGATATGGACATCCTTCGCCCACCTGCTCGAAATAAACGATGAAAACAATTATTGATAGCACAATTGAGATTTTGAGTTCAATGAATCTCAAGGCAAATAAAGTTACTACGCCCCCTGGCTATGCAGGAATTCAAATTGATTTACCTAATGACTCCCAAGCCTTTTTTGTGTGGAGCAAAATGGATGATGATGACTTCCATTTTAGAACAGCGCGTTTTTGGGCAAACGACAATCCCTTTTCAATGTGGATTTGCCCAAACTTGCCCGAGGCTCTAGCCCAAACGAGGGTTTTAATAAACTAAAAAAGGGTCAAATTAGGCTTATGGTATTCTTCGTATGTTTAGACCCGAGTTAATTTTTTAGCGCGTTGCTAAAAGGTTATCTCTATTTCGTTAGGAGTCACATTGGCTGGTCGTACTCGCAAAATGGTGAATTTAGCCATTGAGGAAACTAGCGGGGTAGACCATCCCGCTCATCTACACGAAGGTTGGCTTGTAATGAAGTCCGCCGAAGAATCTGAAGTTCAGAGGGTTTTAGACGAATCGCTCACCGAGGAGGACTCCACAATGGAGGATACATCTACCACGGCTACTGAAGAGCAGGTTGTAAATCCTACTGAGGAACTAACCATCGCTAAGGCTCGCATCTCTGAACTTGAAGAGGCATTAGCCAAGGCTTCTGCGGACGCTGAAATGTCCGAAGAAGAAAAGAAAAAGAAGAAGATGGAAGAAGAATCCTCTGAGGAGATGGACTATATGAAGTCCGCGCCTGAGTCAGTCGTCAAAATGATTGAAAACTTCCGCAAGCAAGCAGAAGAAGCAACCGCCGAACTACAAAAGGAACGCGATGCTCACGCTGATGCAGAAGCAGTTGAAAAAGCAAAGGGTTGGGCAAACCTCAATCTCGATGCAGAAAAAGTTGGACCAGCACTTCGCCGTCTATCAAGTGTAGATGCAGACCTAGCAAAGTCAGTTGAAGAACTACTTGCATCTGTCAATGCACAGGCTGAATCAGCCTCTATTTTTGCAGAAATCGGCAAATCTGCGGACTTCAAATCAGGCAATGCTTACGAGCGTATGACTACGCTTGCTAAGTCAGCCGTTGAAGAGGGTGTAGCAAAGTCATTCGAGCAAGCGCTCGCTGATGTTGCTACAAAGAACCCTGACCTTTACAGCCAATACCTATCCGAGAAAGGTGCCTAAACTATGGCATACGAAATCTCCAATTACTCGGTAAAGGTCACACTTGTTGCAGGTGCCGACCTTTCCAGTAAGCAGTACACATTCGTCAAGTTGAATTCATCAGGTGAGGCTATTGCAGCAGCAGCAGCAACCGATATTCCAATTGGCGTACTACAGAACGCTCCAACTTCAGGACAGGAAGCAGAAGTGCTTGTTGTCGGAGGTACAAAGATTGTTGCTGGTGCAGCAATCGCAGAAGGCGCACAAGTTGGTACATCTTCAGCAGGTAAAGCAGTTGCTTTAGTTGCTGGTACAGATACAACCAAGTATGTTGTTGGCACACTCCTAACCGAATCTGCTGCCGATGCAAACATCGTCACAGCCGTAATCAACTGTGCGACTCCGCACCGTGCGGCATAAGGGGGAAATAACAAATGCCACAGCCACATATTAACTCCGTCCACGTAGACGCAATTCTGACTAACATCTCAGTTGCATACCTACAAAATCAGGACAACTTCATTGCAGACAAGGTATTCCCAGTAATTCCTGTGGATAAGAAGTCTGACAAATTCTTTACTTACACCAAGAACGATTGGTTCCGCGATGAGGCTCAACGCCGTGCGCCTGGAACTGAATCTGCTGGTGGAGGTTACAACCTTTCAACAGGTACATATTCAGCAGACGTGTGGGCTTTCCACAAAGATGTTGATGACCAAACAACTGCAAACGCAGACGCTCCTTTGAATCCTCTTCGTGAGGCAACAGAGTTCGTTACTCGCCGTCTAATGCTCCGTCGTGAACTTCAGTTCGTTTCTGATTTCTTCACAACAGGTGTATGGGCAGACGATGTAACAGGTGTTGCTGGTACT